TGGGAACTCTGGTAAATGACGTTTATAGGATAGCATAACAAGGATAAAAATGCAAGGACTGGAGGAAACATGGAAGGCATTCTTGCAGGAATAAAGTTGACAGTGGCGGAGTATGCCAAACTGAGAGGATGCTCCGAAAGGCGTGTAAGAACATTATGTGAAGAAGAGAAACTTGAATATGAAAGAGTTAGTGGTTCAGTAGGGCAAGGAGGTATATCTTATCTAATCCCTTTAGCATCACTGCCGGATAAGGAAATTAAGAGGTATATAAGGATACATTCAAAAGAAGAATTGCTGGCAAAGGGGAAACCCATAGAGGAACCTGAAGAAAACAAAATTATAGATTTAACTTATGAGACACTTTCAGCTTCTCAAAGAGAGGAACTTTTATTAAAGAAGAGGATACTTGATAGTTGGCATAAATACAGACTTGAGGAAAAGTCAAAGGGTGTGTCACTTGCAGAGGCGGATGATACATATATTAGAATAGTTCATTTACATTATCCAGATATGAAGTTTTCAAGGGCAACGCTTAATAAATGGAATAAGGCAATGGCTGATAGTGGTGAGATGGCTCTTATAGATATGAGAGGAAGACATAATAATCATAAGAGTGTGATGACTGATGAGGTGTTTGATATCTTTCAGTTTTACTATCTTGATGAGAGCAGAAAATCTGTAAGTTATTGTGTGACTCTTACAAAGCTTGAGGCTAAGAAAAGAGGTATTGACGCTAAGATCCCCGGTGAAAGGACATTTGTCAATTGGATTTCAAAGATACCTGAACCGGTGCTTATATATTGCAGGTATGGAGCCAAGGCTCTTAAGGATAAAGCAATCCCTTATATACACCGTTTCTATGATGATATTAGGGCAAATGATATGTGGGTATCTGATAACCATACATTTGACATTATGATTACTGACGGTGAAAAGCCTATGAGAGTTTATCTGACCGCATTTATGGATATCAGGAGCAGAAAGATAGTAGGGCATTATGTAACGACTGCTCCAAGTGCTGATGCAACGCTTTATGCTTTACGGAAAGGTATTGAGAGATACGGGATACCTAAAGAGATACTTACTGATAACGGTAGGGAGTTCCTTACATTTGATATCGGTGGCAGAGGCTTTAGAAAGAAAGGTAGTGAGCAGGATCCGGAAACTATTATGGAAAGACTTGGAATTGATTTCCATACGGCAATGGTTAAAAATGCCAGAGCAAAGATTATTGAGAGAACTTTTAGAACTGTTAAAGAAGAGTTTTCAAGGCTTTTCTTATCTTATACAGGTGGAAATGTGATTGAAAAACCTGAAAGGCTTAAGGAAGTAGTTAAGAATGTCGGTAATCTTATGGAACTTGAAGAGTTTAGAGAAAAGGTAAATACCTATATTGAAAAGGTGTATAACCTAAGAGAAAACAACGGTTATGGAATGAGGGGCAGAAGTCCTAATGAAGTATATAAGGCTACATTGGTTGAGGTAAGGAAAGCAAGTAAGGAAGTGCTTGATATTATGCTTCTCAGGTCTACAAGGCTTCAAAAGGTTACAAGAGCAGGAGTTAAACTTAAGTTCTATGACAAGGAAATATTCTTTATCAGTGATGAGTTGATACTTAACCACCAAGGCGAACAGGCATTTGTAAGATACAATCCTGAAGACCTGTCTGAAGTAAGGGTATATGACTCCGAAGATAGGTACATCTTAACTGCCAAACAGGTAGAGAGTCTTTCATACTTTGCTACTAAGGAAAAGGTAAGTGAAGCTATGAAAGAGCAAAGAAGGCTTACAGGACTGGTTAAGGCGTACAAGAAGGATAAGAATCTTAAAGGTACTGATGCACTGGATCTGGTGCTTGAAGCTGCAAGTGAGGTACTTGATGAGAATGGAAAATTAAGTCCGGAGATTATAAAGGTATTAAGAAATCCGGATAAGGAGAGCTGTGAAAGTATAGCTACCGCAGTGGGAGCGGAAGAACTTGACTGGGGTAAGGCTAATGAGAAGATAAAAAAGTTGGAAAGGAAGTAAAGGTAAATGACAGAAGATACTAAAGTAGTTAATGGAATGAGTGAAGAGAATGCAATAGAGGCATTGAAGAAGTACAGAGATGAAACAGGTAAAAGTCAAAGTACTATAGCAAAGGAGCTGGGACTTAGTTCGGGAGCTGTATCAAGTTTCCTTAGTGGAAACTATAAGACACCACACACAATCATTCCAAAGATTGAGGCTTTGCTTTCAATTTGTGAGACTAAGGTACTTGCCCCTAAAGCACCGGAGTTTGCAATGACAGGGATAAGTAAGAAGGTGATGGATGCAATAGAGTATTGCCACCTTCAAGGTAAGATTGGAGTTATCTATGGTGATGCCGGAATCGGTAAGACTATGGCTATAAGGGAATATGTAAAGAATAATCCTATGTCAGTGTTTATCACTATATCACCTGCATTTGCAACTATGAGCGGTGTGAATGACTTGCTTAGTGAAGCGGTTGGTGTAAGGGAGAGAAATTCAAGAAGAATATATATTGAGCTTGTAAACAGGCTTAAAGGCAGTGGTAGAGTAATCATTATTGATGAAGCACAGCACTTAACAAAGAAGACATTAGAGCATCTTAGAAGTATATCTGATGAGAGTGGTGTCGGCATTTGTCTTGTAGGTAATGAGGAAGTATATACAAGGCTTAAGGGTAGCGGTAAGGCAGACTTTGCACAGATTTTTTCAAGAATTGCAAGAAGAGAGCCTTTATTTCTAAACAGTATTAAGAGGGATGATATTGAAAAGATTTTCTTTGAATCACATCTTGATAATGAGGGAATAGATTTTCTTTATAAGATAGCCGGGACAAGATACGGAATAAGAGGTGCTGTAAATGTATATGTTGCAGCGGTCGCATTATTTGATCATATCGGAGCCAAGGAAATTATAAGAGTAGCAAAGCAAATGAATATAGGATAGAAAAGGAGAAAAGAACAATGGTAAAGAAGATTGTAATAGAATTTGAGGCAGGTAATGATAGCAAGGTAGCTGATAGAGTTTTTGAAAGTGCGATTAAGTATATAAGAAAAAGTGGTGGCAGGATAGTAGGAATGAGAACCGGGGATATTGAAAAGGAAGAGCAGATTAAGAAAAAGAATGATTTTCGTATTCCGGATTTAAGTAAGGAAAGAGAACGGGCGGACTTAAGGCTTGTAATAGGCAATTATAAAAGAGAAAAGGGCATTGGATGTGATGTTGAGGAACTTAGTGAGAGAGTTGCATATGCTTTTAGAAAGTCAAATTTATATAGTGTGTAAGTAGCTTGAAAGGAGAATTTTAAAATGCAAAATAATTATAATGAGATGGCGGTTGCAAATATCAATCTAAGAACTTTAGACATAGATGAGCTTATTGATTTTGCTATTGCAAAGAAGAAGATAGCAGACCTTGCAGAAGCAGAACTGGTGGTAATTAAGAAGGAAATGCAGGAGAGGGCTGCAAGCTTTCAGGCAGACAGGCACATAAAGTTTACTGAGTGGCATGGATCGGATAAGTCTATTGCGAGTATAACAACTGCAAGCACAATGGAGATTACAAACTTTACTAAGCTTAAAGGTTTGCTTGGTAAGGAGTTTGTAGGAGAAAAGGTTAAAGAAAAAAGACCGGTCAAATATGTTGTCGAAGATAACTTTAAAAGGGCTTTAATTGCTCTTAAAACAGGGGACTATGAAAGTAAAACAAGTATTGATGATGTTATTGACTCTGCCGGATGGTGTGAAGGGAATGCTGACAAGAGGGCACTACTTAAAAAGAGCCTAAAGGGTGATTATAAGAAGGATAAGAAGTCAGTACTTACATCACTTAATCTAAGCGATGAAGAGTGTGATATTGATACAGAGCTTTTCCTTATCTATCAGATAAAGAACTTTGAACTTATAAAGGCATTCTTTGATGTTACAAAGCTTGAAGAAATAAGGGAGAGACTTGAAGGAGTAGTTGATGTTTCAGAGTCTATAAGAATCGGATTAAAGGCGGTGTAAGGTGGAAGAGAGAATTGCAACAAGACTTCAGCTGTCAAAGATTTATGCTTTAGCTAAGAAACATGGAATGGATAATGAACTGCTGCACTCTTATGTAGAGGCACTGATCGGCAAGGATAGCTTAAAGAAACTTAGTTATGAGGAAGCTGAAAGGGTGGCAGATAGTCTTATGGGAAAGGATGTAGTATCTAGGTTTCCAAGGCAGGAAGTACTTACAGACAGACAAAAAAGACTGATTATATCTTTGGCTATACAGCTTGGATGGGTGAGGGAAGATAATAAGAATTTGGCGGACTTTGAAAGGCTGAATGGATTTGTAAGAAAACAGTATGACACACTTTATATGAGGGCATTATCAAGAAGTAATGCCTCAAAGTGTATCGAAGCAATGAAAGAAATGGTTGATAGGATAAAGGAGGGTTAAGAAATGAATAATGCTTATAGTGCAGGTGAGAAGCTGTTGTGCGGCTCTTATACGCAGTACACTCCGGCAGGGAAAGCAAACTTTACGAGAATGGGATGTTTCGGCAAAGAGCCGAAGCCGGGTGCAATAGTGTACTTTTACGGTAAATCAATGGGTAGAGTAAACCATGTAGGCATCGTAACTGATGTGGATAAGGTAGGGGATACATATGAAATATTCCCTGTAGAGGGAAATACCACTGCCGGGACGGGGTTTAGCAGAAATGGTGGATGTGTAGTAACAAAATCATATAAGTTTACTCTTAATGATGTGGGGGGAGATAACAGGATAAACGGTTTCGGATATCCATTGTTTGATTCAGATACTTGTACACCGGAGGAACTTATCGCTGTTGCAAGGGGAGAACTTGGGTATGTTGAGAAGGAGAGCAGAAAGGACCTTGACAGTAAGACTGCTAATGCAGGAAATAAAAATTTTACAAAGTATGGTGAGTGGTACAAGAATAATGGAGCTTATTGGTGTCAACAGTTTGTTTCCTGGTGTGCATGGCAGGCTTGTAAGACTCATAAAAGCAGTATAGAAACAGGTTGGATTAAGGTTGGTAGTAGGTGGAAGTATGGATTGCATGGAACTTTGGTTAAGAATCAGTGGCTTGTAATCGGAGGAAGGTGGTATGCATTTGACGGTGAGGGATTTATGATAACCGGTTGGTTTTTATCTGAAGGTGGATGGTATTATCTCAATCCTGATGACGGTGCAATGCTTGCTAATCAATGGATCGAAGTTGACGGAAAAAGCTACTACTTATGTGAAACAGGCATAATGGCTACCAACTGCTACATTTTGGGAGATGGTGGAAGAATGTGGTGGGTAGATGCTGATGGAGTTTGCCAAGTTGATGAAGTAGCAAAGTAATAAGTAGGAAGGAGGGCTTTAGATGGAAGAACTTGATATTAGATTTGAAGATTTATCAAATAATGCAAAGGAGCTTGCGGAAACTATAGGAATAGAAGCCCTCATAAAACTTGCTGCTATGTTTGGTGGAAGTTCAGTATATATTCCACAGTTGAGAGCTGTTACAAAAAA